CGGGAGCGTCGGCGCGCGGCCCGGCAGGGCGTCCCGGCTCGGCCGGCGCCGACCGTTGAAGCCCCCAAGGCGCCCAAGTCTGCCGTGGCCAAGGTTCGGCCGCTGCCTGCAGCATTGTCGTCCCTGACCGCCACTGATGACCTGGGCAAGATGGCGCGCTCAATGCGGGGCGTGACCCGTCTGGCCAGGCGCTTACCTGGTGGCAATGTCATGGACGCCGGAACCGCCGCGCTTGATGTGGCGTTGAATGCCAAGACTCAGGATGAAAAAGCCGAGGGCTACGGCGGCGCCGCCGGCAGCCTGGCGGGCACCCTCGCCGGTGCTGCAGCTGGTGCGGCCATTGGCTCGGTCGTGCCGGTGATCGGTACCGCTGTGGGCGGCGCGGTCGGCGCCGTCCTGGGTGGCATGGGGGGCGAGTCCTTTGGTGGTTGGCTGGGCAAGCGCTGGTTTGGTGAAGATCAGCCAGAAGGTGAGCCCAAGGGCGAGGCGCAAGCACCTGCCGCACCCGGTGAAACGTTACGCGTAACGCTGGATGAAGCGCGGGAGGCCAAGGCCGAGGTAGGCAGTGACATGCCGCCGGCGGGCGAGGCCGAGGCGCCGGCATCGCGAGCCAAGCCAGCGGCAGAGAAGCCCGAGCCCCAACCGGCCGCCCCTGCGCCGAAGCTGGGGGCCACTGTGCGGGATTCGACGCCCGCCGTGGCGGCGCCGGTAGAGGCCCCGCGCGTCGCGCGTGAGCCCGAGGTTAAGGCCACGGTGCGTGGGCCTGCTGTGAGGGCCGGCAAGCCGCGTGCGCCTGATACCGCCTTGGTGCGGCCTCAGGAAAAGTCGGTACCGCCGGCGCAGCCTGAGCCACTACCCGCGCCGCCTGCGCCGAAGCTTGGCCAGGTGGTTCGGGAGGCTGCAACCCCTGCGCCTGTGGTGCCGTCAGGGCCGGCCGATCCGTTCGTGGTCCCGGCACTCGCGGCCGACAAGGTGCGTTTCCCGGGAGCGGATCTAGTGCGGCCGCAGGCTCAACCAGTACCGTCAGGGCCGGCCGAGCCACCTGCGCCGAAGCTTGGCGCAACGGTGCGTGAGGCAGCCAGCCTGGTGCCTGCACCTGCGCGGCCGCGTGAGCCTGAGGCGAAAGCCCCGCCGGTGCCTGTGTTGGGTCGCGCTGCGGGCGATCTGGTGAAAGCCCCTGCCGTGCCGATGCTGTTTAAGCCCATGGTCGATGTGGCCAGTCCACCGGCAGCGGCTGGACTGGGTGAGGCGGTGCGCGAGCTGGCCAAGGCGCCTGCGCCCGTACTGCCTGCGCCCGAGCCCAAGCCCGTCAAGGTGCCCGAGCCTGCCAAGGTGCCGGCGCCGAAGGTGGACCAGTTGTTTACCTTCGCGCCGAGCATCAAGCTTGACGTGCACGGTGATGTGAAGGACCCCGAGCAGGTTGTGCGCGAGCTGGAGCCGCCCCTACGGCGCCTGTTCGAGGCCTTCCAGCGCGAAGTCGCTTCGCGCATGTCCTCGGCGCAGCTGTTCGATCAACCCCACGTTTAAGGAGGGCCTATGCCCTACATGGAGCAGCTGGAATCTTCCCTGTCCAGCCTGGTGGCAGCGGGGGAGGCCGGCCGGAAAAGCGCCGACGGCATGCTGGTCCCGCTCAACGGCGCTATCAGCAGCATCACCGGTGCCGCGTCCGAGCTGGAGAGCATCCCGTTTCTGCCGCCCGAGATGGGCGCCAAGGCCGGCCGGCTGGTGCGCAGTATCGGTGTGGCACAGGCACGGGTCGGGCAGATAACGTCGACCTACAGCCGGGCTGTCTCAGGCGTCAGCCAGGTGCAGGAACGCCTCGGCACCTTCAAGCAGATGGCCAGCAAGGTGTCGTCGGAGGTCAACCGGGTGGCTGGCAAGGTCAGCCCTTCGCTGTCCAACATCCTGCCCAGTGGCGGGCTGCTGGGCTCGGCCACGCCGACACCGGAGGCTGTGGCGCCTTTCCCGCACCTGCTGATCATCCAGCCGCATGAGCCGAACGCCCAGCCGTATTACTTCAACCTCGGTACGGCTGCGTTTGACGAGCTGCGCCGGCAGGCGTCGTTTCGTTGGGCGGGGCAAGAGCGCTTGCGCCGCAGCGTGGCGCAGCAGGCCGTGGGCCTGGGTGAGGAAAAGATCACGCTCAAGGGCGCGATCTTCCCGAACCACAAGGCCGGGCTCAAGCAGCTCAACACCTTGCGCTCAATCGGCCGCAACCTGCGGGCGTTGAACCTGGTGACGGGTTACGGCGAGGTACTGGGCGACTGGTGCCTGGTCAGCATCGAGGAGGAGCAAAGCCACCTGTTGGCCGGCGGTATCCCCCGAAAACAAGGCTTCACCCTGGAGTTTGTGAGCTATGGCAACGACCTGCAGAACGTCTGACGGTGATCTGCTCGATGTGATCTGTCAGCACCATTACGGGCACCTCAACGGCACGGTCGAGGCCGTGCTTGATGCCAACCCGGATCTGGCCAGGCAGGCGCAGCCGTACCGCGCCGGCCTGCTGATCCGGCTGCCGCATCTGCCGGCGCCTGCGGTCGAGCTGCTGCAGCTGTTCGGCTAACCCGCGTTACGCGTAACGAACCCCGCCCAGTGCGGGGTTTTTCGTTCTTGGAGCAAGTATGAAACCCACGTATCAAATCGTCGCGGATGGCGACGACATTACCGCGCTGATCAATGACCGCCTGTTGCTGCTGCGCACCTCAGACAAGCCTGGCATGGAGTCGGACGAGTTCGAGCTGCGCATTGACGACCGCGATCAGGCCGTTGCGCTGCCGGCGCGCGGTAGCAGCGTGGTGGTCATGATGGGCTATGAGGGCCAAGGATTGACCCGCCTGGGGGCCTACACCGTCGACGAGGTGGAGCTGAGCGGCCCGCCCGACACCATCGTCATTCGCGGCAAGGCCAGCGACATGCGCGGCAGCGGCAAGACCGTGCGCAGCGGCAGCTGGGAGAACGTGCCGCTGTCGCAGATCGTCGGCGAAATCGCCAAGCGCAACGGCTGGGAGGTGTCTTGCCCGGTCGACACCAAGGTCGAGCGCATCGACCAGCGCAACGAGTCGGATTACAACTTTGTCACCCGCCTGGCCAAGCAGTACGACTGCACCGCCAAGGTGGCCGAGAGCAAGCTGCTGGTGATGCCGCGCCAAGGCGGGCAGAGCACCACCGGCAAGGCGCTGTCGGTCATCACCATAAACAAGACGGACGTATCCCGGTACCAGTTCCGCCTCGGTGATCGCAACTCGCAGAAGGCGGTGAAGACCCAGCACCAAGACCCCAAGACCGGCAAGTTGCAGGTGGTCGAGCTGGCCAACGAGGAGTCGCCGGACGGCCTGCCGCCGGTGCACACCGACCGTCACGTGTACCCCAACAAGACCGCTGCCCAGCAGGCCGCCAAGGCGCGCCTGGCTGCGTTCAACCGCAGCACGGCCGGCGTACGCCTGGAAATGCCCGGTCGCACCGACCTGTTTGCCGAACGCTCAATCAACGCCCAGGGCTTCAAGCCGGGGCTCGATGGCGAGTACCTGGTGGACGGCGTCGAGCAGGTATTCACCCAGTCCGGCTGGTCCACGACCGTCGAGTGCAACGGCGGCAAGAAGGGCAAGGCCAAGGCCTCGGGCAAGAAAAAGAAAGACACCAAGCCGCTCAAGGTTGAGCAGCTCTAACCCCACGGCCGCGCGCGGCCAGCACTGGAGCAACCAATGGCACTATCCATACAGCAACTGCAGCAGATCCTCCCGAACGCCGGCCCGAAAGCCGGCGTTTTTGCACCCGTCCTCAACGCCGCTATGGGGCGGTTCGGCATCGTTACGCCGGTGCGGCAAGCGGCGTTCATCGCCCAGGTCGGCCATGAGTCCGGCCAGCTGCGTTACGTGCGCGAGCTGGGCAGCAATGCCTATCTGGCCAAGTACGACACCGGCACGCTCGCGGCGCGGCTGGGCAACACGCCGGCGGCCGATGGCGATGGCCAGAAGTACCGGGGCCGTGGCCTGATCCAGATCACCGGCCTGGACAATTACCTGCGCTGTGGCGAGGCGCTGGGCCTCGACTTGGTCAACCACCCCGAGCTGCTGGAGCAGTCGCAGCACGCGGCCGCGTCGGCGGCGTGGTTCTGGCAGCAGAAGGGCCTCAACACCTTGGCGGATCGCGGCGACTTCGCCGGCATCACCCGCAAGATCAACGGCGGCCTCAATGGCCAGGCCGACCGCTCGTTGCTGTGGGCGCGGGCCCGCAAGGTGCTGGGCGTATGACCGGCCTTAATCCGCGCTTGGCGCTGCTGATTTTCTTGTTGGGGCTTGTGTCCCACTGGGCTACCTACCAGCACGGCCGGTCGGTAGAGCGAGCCGTTGCCAGCCAAGTAACCGCACAGCGAGACAGTCGTGATCGCATGGCTGACGTAATCGGCGAGCGAGATGCCCGCCAGGAAGAACAACGACGCGCCACGGTGCAGGAGGAGGCGAGAGCCCATGCCCAGGAAGAACGAACGATTGCTGATAGTGGCGCTGGTGACGCCGATGCTGCTGGCCAGCGGCTGCGCAGTGACGCCGCCCAGCTCGCCGCCACCGTCAGTTGCCCCAGCCCGGATACCGCCGCTGTCGCCCGAGGCCAGGCAGCTACCCGCGCCGCCATGGTGCTCTCCGACCTGTTCGCACGGGCTGACAAACGAGCGGGAGAGCTGGCGAAAGCTTATGACCGCGCCCGGATAGCAGGTCAAGCTTGTGAGGCGTCCTATAATGCGCTGATCAAATGATCGGGATAGGGCAGTGGACAAGCGTACGTTTATCGGAATGGTCGAGGCCGGCGAGCCGCTGATTCAGCAGGCAGTCGACGCTATGCGCAAGTATCACCAGGCTCAAGATCGTGGCGCGTCGGCAGCAGAGATCGAGCGCCTGCGCCTGCTGGCCGAGTCGTTATTCCAAGCGGTCTCCGATTACCAACTTCGTGTCGTGGCAAAGGCCCGAGGCAAGGATTTGCCCCCGCTGCATTAGGCCGCCGGTCGGTCGTTGTCTACAATACTGAAAGGCTATAATATACTGGTTATCAATACAGTATCGGTGCCTCATGTTCTTCTTCTTCTTCTTCTTCTTCTTCGTTCGACGCCGCTAGCACGGCGTGGCCTTACCCTCCGACGCCTAAGGAAAGTGCAGTCACTACGTGCAGACTTTCACATCGGCGTCCATCACAGCGAGCCACTGAGTCGGGTAACGACGCAGGCTTGGGTGTTCACCCAACGCCCGGGCCCGACATCATCCCGCGCCTGCACGACACGAAGGTCGACGGCATGGCCCAGCTCGGCGTCAACATTAATGGGGTCGAAGACATCGACGGCGTGCTGTACGCGCAGTCGTGGTGATGCAGGGTAGAGGGTGGTAAAAATTATCACTTTACACCGCTTAGTCAGTATCAGTTCTTTTTTCGAAAATCGGTCTAAATCTATTTCCAATGTAGCGATTGAGCTCTGAATACAACAAGCTAAGCTTTCCGTCTACAATGTAGATATTACGGCGCGACTCGTCTTCTGAGTAGGCTATGTCAGATATCTGATTTCGAAATTCACTAATCATCTGTACATATCGGTCGTAAAATTCAGGTGAATCGGCGTCGTATAGGAACATGCTGGAGCAACGCCTCACTAATAGCGTGAGTGTCGATTCCAATAGGTCTAGTTTCATGTTGAATGTTGCTTCGTAAATGTTGGCTCTTAAGTGGGTTGCCTTGATTGTTGACGGGTCTTCCGCTAGATAAATCTCAAAGTGACGATGTGTGATTTCTGAAAGATCTTTGAGAATTGCCTGAATGTTGGTGGCCTGCTGATGCGCTTCGTTGCGAACGCTAGCTACGGTTGCAGATATAAAGGTGGCAACGATCGCGATTATCGCCACGATTAGCGCAATTTTATCCATGCTTGAATATGTCCGTGTTAGCGAAGTTTGGCCGCTGCTTCGTCTATGTATTTGATTACATTTCGCTTGACGCTTTCGTATTTTGATATAACTTCTGTGCGTCTTTTGAGTTCTGCTGGCGTAAGGATTTTGTCGCGTATAATGCCGCCGAAAATTTCTTCCAGAAAAGAGGGTGTGGTTCCAATTGTTTTTGAAAAGTCGAGTTTAACAATTTCGTACTCGCCAAGAGCCGGGACAATATGGTTTTCCCTGTAGTCTGCGCCGTTCTTAGGGCCGTCTAGTGCATTCCGTCCAATTGGAGTGTCCGTATACTCAGCTACATCAAATACTTTTTCAGGTTTCATCGCTATCACCATTTACGTCAGTCAAGGCAAAGTTCCATTGAATCAGTGTTCCAGGAAATTGATTGTGGAGGCTGACCCAATTGTCTACTTTGCCTTTAGATCTGAATCTATACAAGCTCTTGCCGGACATGATATGTAGCTGCCCATTTGGGTTTATTTCAACGAACCGCTTTACGGCGGGCAAACCATTTCCCCTACCTTGGGTCCTATATCTAGAGTGCCCATATTCGAGAGCAGTTTGGATATCTTTGCTGTCTGAGTTCATACCTTTTATGATGGCCAGCATCTCACTGCTAAGTGATTTATACCATGGTTTTCTACGCGTACTCGCTGGGATTCCGACACCTACGTCATACACGGCCATGAACAGCTGATCATCTACATGCTGAAGCGCGATCCACCACTTCTGAGACTTACTAGTTACAGGTAGTGTACTATGCTTCTTTGCGATATCTGACGCATAGGCGTGTTGCCACACATTAGAAAAAGATTCAGAAACCGCTTCAAAGAGAAGGGCGTCTGTTTCCTCCGCCGGGCTCCCTGGTTCATAAGAGGATATTGCGCGCTCAGCATAGAGAATAGCCTCTTTTAGAGGTCGCTTATCATCATTTTCTTTCTGTTGATGTGAGATTGAACAAATTTTGATTGTGTTGTCCTTTGGGGTGTAGTGTCCGCCTAGCAGCTCCCATAATCCAAGTTGATCTAGCTTTTCGTGAATAGCGGGGTCCGAAGGTAGGTGCCACCTTATACGGGTCTTTACTCTGGATTCTATAAGTATTTCTAAGTGCGCAAAAAAAATAATAATTGCAGATATCTTAAATGTAGATAGGTTGCGAAAATCTAATAATATTCTGGCGTCTTTCGGGATTTCACTAATTTGGCGCAGAAGTTTATACAGTGCGTACCTGTTGGTGTCTGAAAATATACTCAGTTCTTCGGGTAGGGCTATTGGGTATAGTCCTAAAGTTGAATTAACGAAATACGGACTTGGTGAATATCCCGGCCTTGCTATGCTGCGGTATGCGCGATACGTAGCGTTGCGTTGTTTAATCCAGTCCGATTGTCTACGTTTTCTCACTTGATCACTTCCCTTGAACCTTGCAGTTACATAGGCATCACTCAGCGCTCGAATTTTGAGCGACTAACAATCTTACCCCAACCCGATACGTATGTCGCCCGCACTGTGTCGACGTGGAGGCATCACGAACCATTCGAGGAAGGCCATGACCCCACTCGCGACTCACCATGACGTACTAGCCCTTCAGCTATACCTTTCGAACTGATTCCGATGAATGCTAACGCGGGAGGGGGAGTAGGAGACCTTCGCCCTACTCAGAAGCGCGCACCTGGCTCGCCTAGGATGCGGTAGCGGCTCTGACGAGATACCAATTTTGATACCGGTGCTGGGCTGCTTGCTGGGCTGTTGAGGATATTGGCCTAGTAAAATCAATGCTTTACCACATAGCATCAGCTTGAGATCGCATGGTTCTGTTAGCGGTGGAGAACAGGCGGCTTTTTCGGGCTCTATTGGCAGTCGCGCACATTGAACAGGTGCGAGCAGATGACCTCAGTGCGGCGCGCGACCGGCTCGTTAGTTTTTGCTCCGGTACACCTCCACGCCTGATTGACGTTCCGAGACCGTCCAATGAATGACCTCGCAGAAGCGCTCGTAAGCGATGGAGTAGCCATGCTCGCTGAAGGTCACATACAACGCGTTGTGAGAGCGTTCTTCATCATCTGTCGGATGTGCTAAGTGTTGACGAGGAGCTACGGTAGCAGAAAAGGCTGTATGTCCATGTGAGCATCCAGCAGGGTAAGGGCGTGCCAAATTCTAGCCGCCATCCGAGGAGTTCTTCAGCAAAAAATCGATTCCAAAACTGAAACGGCGACCCGTGCAGCATGCGGCTTGTAGCCGTGCCGTTTCTGGTTTGTTTTGGAATCGATTTCGCCTTACAATCCGCATACGGCGGGGCTTTGTCCTACGGTCTTGAAAACCGTCGATGGGCAACTATCCTAGAGTTCGAATCTCTACGCTTCCGCCATATTCAAAGCCCTGATTATTCAGGGCTTTTTGCGTTTTTGGGGCCTGTAAAACGGGCTTTTGGAGCGGGTCAATTCAAAGGAGTGAGTGAATGTCCATTGTGCCTTTTGCACGTCTGGTTGCAGCGCTTGGCGTTGCCGTGAGCCTTACAGCCATTGCTGAAGACAGGGTGCCTGAACCCAACGAAGCGAATTGCTCGGGTGAAACCTATGAGCAAATCCTGGCGAGCCTCTCCAAGGAGTGGGACCGCAATGAGTTCATCGCCAACTGCAAAAGCTTCCAT